CTGCAAGTGGGTCTTTCTTATCGCTACGTACTCTGCGAATATAATGCTTAGAGAACCTAGGGTGTATACCACTAGCAGAGTCAACAAGCTGAGACACAGTACCAGACGGCTTAACACATGTAATAGCAGCAGACTGAGCAATACCAAGCTTCTCAGCCCATTCCTTGTTAGTATCGATAGCCACATCTCTTACTTCCTCTAGCCACTTCGCTAAGTCCTTAGACTCTCCCTTGCCCAACAGCCAGTGATCCATGATACCTGTCATGCTAACGCCCAGTAGAGCCTCTTCCGCTGTGTTCTTCTTCCATATACTACGTAGGTATCTAAAGTCCGTTAGCGTGGCTTGTAGTGTGCCTATGATCGCTGCTATACGTGCCTTCTTCTTCAGTGTCACCAGTGTGTCATCACCACGTACAACAATCTCTGACAGGTTACAGAACTGATTACTCCGTAGGATGATCTCAGAGCATGGGTTGGTTCCAAAGTCCTGATCAGCATCCCTACGTCCATTCCTAGCTGCTATCTTCTGTGCTGCTATACGGCTAAAGATACCACGCTCACCTGCCTTAGACTCGTATATGTTCTGCATCTCTCCTAAGAAAGACTCAAAGTCTGGCTTCTCCGTGTAAGCCACGCTGTTGTTAGCAAGCCTACGCTGCCCTTCTAGGTCACCCCAGTTACCTGACTTAGCCTTTGCCATGCGTGGGTCAGACAGGTTAGACAGGCTGATCAAGGCAGACCTACGTACACCACCTACAACTACAATGTCAGCTATCTTACACACAACATCGTGACACTCAATGGATGTCAGCTTGCGTCCTGCTGCCTTGGTAAACGCTGAGACACAGAAGTTAAACAGGTCAATCAAAGGCTCTGGGCCTGATGCTCTACCGCCAAAGGTCTTGAGCCTAGCACCTGACAGTCTAACCCTACTCATGTCCCACTGTGGTATCTTGCCTGCATACAGCATAGCGATCAACTCACGGAAGGCAGAAGCCCAACCAACCTTGCTGTCACTAACGACAATAACACTGTCAGTCTTGTGGAATGTCTCTGCTACGACAGGTAGCTTGGTTATGAAGTTACGTTCAACACTGAAGCCTACACCTGTACCACACATAAGCACATACATAAGCTCGTCAAAGCTACGTGGTGAGTCAATGGCTAGGTAGCTACAGTTGAACCCTGCTACGTTGTCTTTGGCTAGTGCAGGGCCTGCTGTCATCATACAGCGCATGCTAGGCATGACTTCTAGGTTGTATATTGCATCGTACAGTTCCTGACCTTCTTGGATTGTTATCTGTTCACGATCTCTCCAGAAGCTGACATACCTATAGACTGTCTCAGCCCATGTCTCTCTACGGCCATGATTTGGTAGCCACCGCGCATAGCGGCTCTTGTGTATAAACTGCTGATACTGATCCATCTTATTCTCCTTCGTTTTCAAATACTACTACTTGTGTTAGACGGGCTAAGTACCACTGACATTTCTGTAGGTCTTCTACCTGCTTGCCTTTGTAGTCGTAACGCCACAGATACTTCATAGAGTTGCCCTTGAGGTAGCCTTTGTATGCAACACTGGACATAGACTCCTCTATTGCCTCAATACACTCTATGTTGCCTGTGTTGTAGTGTTCAGGATTCCGGACTGCATCATCTTCTTGATACTTCGCTGACTCTCTCTCCGCAGGTTCCGCCCAAGCCTCTAGCCCTACGTGCGCTAGTTCCTGCCACGCTGCTTGTCTACCCTTCTCTGTCTCCATGTCATGGTTAATGTTGCTACGTGCTGCTCTGTCCCACATGCTAGGTGTTGCATCATTCAATCTGGTCATCTTGCTCAAACTCCTCTGCTATCTTGTCAAAGTTTTTAAGTATCCTATCCTCAAAAGCATCCACTAGGTCTGACGTACTGATTGACAACATCTCACATATCAACTCTTCGTCTAGCGTAGCGATCACTTGTTCTTTAAGTTCCTCTAAGGTTATAGGCATGGTAGCTTCTTCCCTTTAATATACTTGGTCATTTCCTTTGAAGTGTCTATTGTGTAATGCTTAAAGCCTTCCTTCTCACACCACTCCCCCATTGTCATCTTGCCTCCCTTGCGTACCCGCTTGCTTGGGTTAGACAAGACAAAAATAATCTCCCACTCAGGCATGGAGTCTCTAATAGCCTTGTACTTCTGTGTATCACCTACTCTGAAGAAGCCCTTACATTCAATCAGTACTGCCTTGTCTTCGTGTACAAAGTCCGGTAGGTACTTCCTGTGTGTGGTATAGGGCAGACCGTAAGGTTCAAACAAGTACTGCCCGTCTAGCTTCTCTGATAACTTCTTCTCTAACCCTGATCTAAAAGCCTGTTTCATCGAAAGTAATCTCCCTTACTTTTGGCTCGTTGATTACGGTACATAAATACTTTGGCCCGTATGCGTAGTTGAAGACTCTTAAATCTGGGTAGCAATGGTCTTTGAATTGACAGTACGAGCAACCAATAGCAAGCTTTAAGTTTCCTGACTTGCCGTCCGGTACGGGTTGATAACACAGTGCGTCCGGTTCTAGCTGCTCTACTAGCTTTTTTACATGGGCCACCCTCTCAGTAATGGGTTGTTTTAATATGTCATACACTGGTGCTTCTGTGTCAGCTAAGTCATACTTGAGGTAGGTCAGGTGTCCGTTGGCCTTGTCCATTGCTAACCAACCGAACTCTGTTGCACCCTCTGAGTAAGCGTATGCTTTGATCTGATCAATGTAACCGAACGGATCATCAAAGGCTAACGTGCCTTCCTTAAACTTCTTGAACCCAAAGCTACTTGCTGACTTGACATCAGTAACAACACCGTCAATCTTACAGTCCATGTGTCCTACGATACCGTCTACCTTGCACACTTTCTGTTCGTCAGTCACGCTGTGTCCTGCCATGCGTGTGAGGAACAACAACATCTCTTCAATCAAGTGACCATACATAAACTTGACGTAGGTGTGTGGCTGTAACTCTTCACCGTCAGTCCCGTTGAAGTGGTTCCATAAGTACTTGTCGGTGCGGCCGATGTTACTGAGGCGTAGCCTCCGGTTATCCTCTCGCTTCTTCCGACCAAACTCTGTACGCATCAAGGCTTTAACACCCTCACCGAACCTCTCAATCTCTGCCTCTACGTCCACAGATGGGTCAGCGTCCTTGCTTTCCATCAGTGCGTAGATGTCAGCGACTACATTATCTGTTGACTTGTCCATTTAAAACCTCTATCGCTTGACTAGGTGTACAAAGGAACCACTCGTTCCTTCTCTCATACTTCTGTTCCAACAGCTTGTGTGCTTCAGCTTCAGACTTCCTTCTGTTGCTTGTAGTATAACTATAGTATAACATATAATCTCTGAAAGGGGAAGAGGTTTGATAACTTTTTAACCTATCCTCTGCATCAATAGCCATGCCTACCTTCACCCAACCGTCCCATGCCTTGTTAGCTATCACATACACTGAGCCTTCCGTTACTTGGTCATAAACATCCTTGGCTTTGAGGCCGAACAGTTTAGCTAATAGACTAGGCGATCTGTTGCCTCTCTTAATGCTGTTCTCTGTCCTGCGTATGTCGTAACAGTTTATACATTTGTAGTGCTTCTTCATTACAAAGGAAGGCCACCAGTTATCTTTTGTTAGTGGTACAGCACAACTTATGCAGGTCTTATCAGTGGGTATCTGCCCAACTATCTCCAACCTTGTAGTCCCCTGCGAGGGGGCAGTTGAGGTTGTAAAAAGTTCCTGCTGCTTGGATGCAACTTGTGGCAAGCCTTCCGAAAACCTCTGCCTTCTCTTCTCTGACCTCTGTTTGGATCTCATCGTGAATGTTCCCTATAAAGTTATAGTCAATGCCCCATATCGTAGCGTACTCATCCAGTAAACACAGTGCTTTCTTCATAACAATTGCACCTGCTGACTGAAGAAGGCTATTCAATGCCGCGTGTTCTGATCGTATGGACACCCTTCTCCTATCCAGTCCATAAACATAGCCTCTTGAAGCCGCCAGTCCAACTCGTTCTCGTAGCTTTCCAAGAGCAGGCGTGTTTGCAAGGAACTTTTCTTTAAGTCTCGCACCATCACGCCTAGTTCCTCCAACGATACTTCCGACCTTGGCATCTCCTGCCCCATAAAGAAAAGCGTAGATGAAAGTTTTCGACTGATCTCTATTTTCAAGGCCCGCAGCCAACTGATTTGCTGTGTGTATATCTCCCGTGAGTATTTCATTAGTGTATCCCTC